CCTGGACTTAAAGAAGTCGTCGCCCAATATACGATCATACGTGGGTAATGAATGTTTAACCCCACTTCGTAACCTGAAATTTTTTACATACTTCGTTTTCTCACCTACGTAGAAGGGACCCAATACCCTCAGAATGAAAAATTTAATTTTCCTCGGTGTATTATCGTGTGTGATCAAACTATTCAAAAACAGATGAGCATCATACATTCGATGGGAGTCGGGAAATATACCAAAGTCATTCTTAAACATGGGGTCATAAGTATAATTGATAATCGGATTATCGACACCACTGATAGTTGACAGGCCAAAATCCATAATTAAAGGCTTTTTATCTTTGGATATCATGATGTTACCCAGGTGAAGATCATGATGTCTGAATGATTTGAGATTGGAATGGATTTTTCTCAAAGTACTTAAAACTTTATACATAATAGTCTTCACATCAGAAAGACTAGGACTAGTATCCAGATACTGATTTAAATTCATTCCATTTATGTATTCAGAAAATAAAAATTGACGCCCCGTACAGTTGGTATGTCCATACACAGCAGGTATATTGTATGTGCTTAACTTTTTGGATATGTTATATTCAGTTTTTAAATTTTCTCTCGAGTTTTTGATAGCCGCACAAGAATCATTATTTTTCACACAAGCTTTGTAAACTCTACCATACTTCCCCTTACCGATTTGATTATAGACGTTAAACTTATCTCTCATATTACAAGAACGCTCATTGACTACCTTTTTAATTCTATTTTTTATCATTTGCTATATACTAATATTTTATTCGTCAATCTCACCAAAGTCCTCCTCCTCTTCGGTAGAAGATTCAGCAGGCTCGACACCCTGGAAGGCGAAGGAAGGGAGCTTGGCAGACTGCTCACAGAGAATCTGAGCTACCCTGACGCTCACACCAAACTTGTTGTCGATGAACCACACCTGATTGAAGTCAACGATGCACATACACTTCTGACCTTTTTCGATGCTATCAACGGAAACACGCTCGTGGGACATGTTGTACGCTTCAGCCATAAACTCACCATCTGGCTTCGTCATGAGCTTGAGCTTGAGTGTGGATGGATATTCATCCTTACCAGCGCGAACGAGTGGCTTGTAGAGCGCCTCCTTGATGACCTCGATGTTGTAAGGCTTGCCGAGCCACTCCTTGGAATTAGCCGCGACGGTCTCGATGATTTTGTTATCGAGCGCTTGAAGCTTCTCCATGAGTTGGGTAGCAGCTTCGTTGTCGCGATCGAAGGACAGGTCGAGGGAGTAAGACGTTTTGTTGGTGGCTTCATCAGTGAAGGCACTCAGGCCGAAAGGGGATCTCATGAAAGGAAGCTGAAGGTAGAGCTTCTTGTTGCCTTGTGCGTTGATGTATACAGTCTTTCCACCGTTTTTGTTCTTCTTCATCTTGGAGAGAACGACGGAGGAGGGATCAAATTGCTCGAAACGCTGGATGATGTTAGCCATAGTTGCTTGTTATACATACTATAGGCGGGATGACTTTAAGTAAGTTTTTTTCTCAGTCTAGAGTATACAAAATGGGAATGTTCAAAGATTGTGGTTGTGGCTGCAATGGTCAAAAGCAGGAACAGAAGTTCATCATCTCTCTCATGTCCGCGATTCTCTTCTTCATCGTGGCGAACCCCGATACGTTTCGTCTCATGCGCACCATCCTCGGCTCTTGGGTGTCGGGTCCCAACGGATGCCCCACCACCGCCGGTCTCATTCTTCACACGGTCGTCTTCATGTTGATCACGTGGGGAATGATGAACATAAAGAAGGAGCCGTATGCCCCCTATGAACCCGAAGAAGCCCCTGTCGTCGTGGGTCCCAGTGAGATGATGATGGGTCCCAGTCCAATGCCTCGCATGGCTGACATGCCCTCTCCTCAACCGGGTATGACCGAAAAGACCTACGATTTATCTGACAGTGGTGTCATGTTCGCACCCATGGACATAAACGCTGACATAGATACACCAGCACCGGTCATGAAAAAAAGTGATACCAAGGGGGCCGTCACCTGCTCATGCAGCGATGGGAGTAACGTGGTGATCACACCTTAAAAATCTTCATCGAACGCGACGTTCGTGGTATCGTCATCTATCTTTCCGTAGTCACCGACTCGTTTTTCAAAAAAATTTGTCTTTCCATCAAGGGAAATATTTTCCATAAAATCAAAGGGATTTTGTACATTCCAGATTTTATCGAACCCCGACTGTTTGAGCATCCTGTCAGACACGTACTCTATGTAGGTGGACATCTTTTCGGAATTCATACCTATGAGACTACAGGGAAGTGCCTCCAAGATGAATGATTTTTCTATGGCGACGGCTTCCTTCACAATCTCGTGAACAGTCTCTTGCGATGGTTTATTTTTCAAAAGTTTGAAAAGTTCGATGGCAAACTCGAGGTGCAGCCCCTCATCGCGGCTGATGAGTTCGTTACTGAAACAGAGACCGGGTAAGAGTCCACGCTTCTTCAACCAGAAGATGGCACAGAAGCTTCCCGAAAAGAATATACCCTCCACACATGCAAACGCCAGGAGGCGTTCGGCGAAGGGTCTAGAAGCATCGAACCACTTCATAGCCCATTTCGCCTTTTCTTTTATGGAAGGTATGGTGGTGATAGCCTGAAACAACGCCTTCTTTTCCGCCCCATCACGAATGTATTTATCGATGAGTTTACTGTATGTTTCTCCGTGAACCATTTCATTATGTGACTGATAGGCATAGAAGGATCTCGCTTCGGTGATCTGTACCTCATCGGCGAAATTATTGTTTATGTTTTCAAATACTATGCCATCCGAACCAGCGAAAAAGGCCAAAATATACTTTATGAAATGCCTCTCGTTATCACTGAGAGACTTCCAGTCGTCCATGTCGTTGGATACATCAACCTCTTCAGCAGTCCAATTGGACATCTGTGCCTTTTTGTAGAGCGCCCATAGGTTCTCGTATTCGATGGGAAACACGGTAAACCTATTGAGGGTGGGGAGGAGTATGGGTTCGGATTCCTCCACGTACTCCTGAAAGGCGAAGTAGTCACCGATGTACACACTGTTCACAAACATTTGAGGAAAGGTCGACGCCTGAGACCCACATCTTTCTTTCAATACTTCTTTGGTAACATATGTTCGTGTATAATCAAGGTTCAAACTCTTACATAAATCTTCAGCGTAATCACAATATTTGCATCCCTCTTTGGAAAGAATTTCAATACCCATGGCGTGTGTTAATAGCTATGAATATTTTTTGTCAAGAATCTTTAGGCATGATTACCTTTTCTGAAATTCAAACAGGAGATCTGATAAAAGTATCCGTCATAGTTGACGACGTAGAAGATGAACTGTATGCACGAGTCGTGGACAACCGCCTGGATTACCTCGAGGTCAACTACTATGTAGACACGAGTCTCGTGTACAAGGGGGCGAGGGTCTACGCCCTGGAGTCGGAGGTGAATATTCTCAGAGCAGAGAGCATCTGTGAACACTGGCCAGATGGTCAGTCAGTGTTTGAACACGTGTCAGAAGAACGTTATGTTCTGAAGAGTGAGGTAGACTCAGGTGACGAGAGTACCTTTTACGACGAGTCCGATGACAGTGGAAGCGATCTCAGGGATTTTGTGGTTTCGGATGAAGAGTGTGAACTTCCACCTGATCATAGGGACATCGACAAATCATGGAACGAATGGCAGCCGAACAGCGAAGGTTCTAAAAAATTTAAAAAAACCATCGACGACATAGAAGCTAGGGTCAGGGTTCAGATGGACAATGTACAATTTTAACCTAAGTGCGGGCAAACATTTGTAAAAAAACATTTTCAAAATATAATGGATACAGAAACACTGACTACTATTTGGTCCGACCTGGACCGTCTTCTTCAAAAACCTTCTATAAAGTCAGTGGATAATAGATTATGCTCATATTGTTCAGGGGATAAGATCCTCACTAGAGAGGGTATGGTATGCATGGAGTGTGGTACCGTAGATCATGTATACATTGATGAAACTGCAGAATGGACCAGTGGTGTGACGGATGACGGAAAGGCATCGGACCCCTCCAGGTGCGCCATGCCGTCGGCAAATCATGAATTATTTTCGGATTCGTGGGGTAAGGGGACAGTCATTGCAACTAAATATTCCTCGACATACGAAACGAAACGCATGGCGAAGATTAACTTTCACAACTCGATGAATCACAAAGATCGTTCATTGTTTCATGCATACAAAGATATAGATGAAGCATGTTCATCGCTACCCGACACCGTATTAAAGGATGCGAAAACGATGTACAAAAAGTTTAACGAAGGTAAACTCACGAGAGGAGCTGTTCGTTCCGGTATCAAGGCCAACTGTGTACTGTATGCCTGTCGCCTCGCGCAGATTCCTCGAACCACGAAAGAGATTGCTGATATGTTTGGTATTCAAAGCAAAGACCTGAGTCGCACCACTCAGATGTTTACAGATACTATCAAAGAGGAAAAGACTGATAAAAACTTTGTGACGAAACCTTTCAACGTAATGCAAAGACTTCTCAACGCATTCGATGTTACACGGGATCAAAGATTCAAGTGCAACAAACTCTGTTCAGATTTGGAGTCGTGTGTAGACCTGATGAGCAAATCTCCGAATAGTGTGGCGACGGCCATCATCTTCCTAGTGTTGGGTGATTCCGTGACGAAAGCATCTATTTGTGAAAAATGTTCGGTATCAGTTCCGACATTGAATAAAATTTTAACCATAGCTAAACGCCATTTAGAGGATAGTCACGTGTAATAGTTAATGAAACTTTTTCTGAGTACACCCTGTTACGGGGGATTATGCCTCGATAAATACATGCAAAGTCTCATCAAGCTTCAGCTACGTCTCCTCAAAGAGGGTATTCAGCTCATGATTGATACGACCGAAAATGAAAGCCTCGTCCACCGTGCGCGCAACGTTTCCGTAGGAAGATTCATGCAGAAAACTGATTGTGATTATTTCATGTTTATAGACGCCGATGTCGATTTCGACCCCGAGGGGGTTGTGCGCCTTCTCAAATCTGGTCACGACGTGTCCGTGGCGGTGTATCCCAAGAAGGTGATCATGTGGGATCAGGCTAAAAATGCCGTGAAGAATAAGGATGAACGAGACATGGCTATGCTCTCATCCAGTCTCGTGGTGAATATCGGTGCCCAAAAAAGGTCGGTCGTGAATGGATTCGTGGAAGTACTCGATGGACCCACGGGTTTCATGATGATCAGCCGCGATGCCATGAAGAGGATGCATGAACACTACAAGGATACTCTCACATGTAAGAATGATCACCAGAATAGAGACTTTGATGAGTACTGCGCTCTTTTTGACTGTATGATTGATCCAGACACGAAGAGATACCTTTCAGAAGACTACGCATTCTGTAGGCGGTGGCAACAGATGGGTGGAAAGATTTTCGCCGATTGTAACACGACTTTGGGACACGTGGGTAATATTCCATTCTCGGGTAGTCTCAAACATAGGCTTAAGGCTTAGAAGCACATAATTGTCAAACATGAAGATTGCTACTATTATCGTGACTCGGGGACACGCCTGTCATGTGAAGACTCTTCATACCATTCTCCGATTTAACATCGCGTGTATTCAAAATGGTATGGTTCAGAATGAAGTCACATTCGTGAATGACGATCCATTTGAAAAATCAGAGACTATTCATAGGTTCATGAAGACACACGACAGAATATTTTTCATAGACTTTGGTATTCAGGTGGATGATGAATCCATGCAAATTGTTATATCCAAAAATGATGGATACGGGGTGGTCGTGTTTCCAGGTGTGAAGGAGGGTATAAACTGGGAGACTTTCAAAAAGAAGGTGAACGAGGACTACCAAGAGCCCGTCGAGCAGATGGGTTTGGAATTCGACACGGATGTCATCGCGAAGATTACCGGTGATATATATTCCGTGAAACAAACCGAGGCGAAGGCGTGGGTACTCATGACTAAACCCGTTCTCAAATCCATTCGGGACAAGAGAACCGGTGTGTACAAAATCCATCCTAAGTTGAGTACCATGTTTAGCAAATTCAAGGAACACGGAGTGAAGATCGTCGCGTTCACAGCAGCCAGACTCACCCATACCTACTCTCACGAGTGTATAGGAAACATCATAAACTCTAGTGGTGTTAAAGCGACTTAAAGAATAAAACAAAAACTTCAACTATAATAATGCAACGTCTATTTGTAAATCGTGACGACCCCCTTTACAAATATGCGATTTCATATATGGAGGAACATTGGGGGACAAAACCGGGTATCTTTCCCGGTAGTCAACCCGTGTCCATAGAGTACCGCCACTTTGACGTACTTCGGTCTCAACCCTACGTCGTATGCGAAAAGACTGACGGTGTGCGATGCATGCTCATGGCTTTCATGTTTGAAAATAGGAAAGTGTGTGTCTGCCTGAATCGAGCCCTCGATATGTTCAAATGTCCTTTGAATTTCAGAAAGTGTGTGTACGAAGGTAACGGTACGATACTCGAGGGTGAACTCTACGATGATAAAGTATTTATGATTTATGACGCACTCATCGTATCCGGGAAGGGTGTGGGACATCTTGATTTTCTCGAACGCCTGAAAAATATTGAAGAGTTGATGAAACAATTGACTGTCCTGAAATATGATCCCATCAAGTTACAAATAAAAACATTCCATCTATTGGATGACTTCAAAACCTTCATGAACGACTACCTCCCCACAGTGACACAGGAAATGGATGGTCTCATATTCACACCCATCAAGACTTGGGTCAAGACGGGTACCCACGAGACCATGTTCAAATGGAAACCCAAAGAGAAGAATACAATAGATTTCCAAATGAAGAGAATGGTTGATAAGTGGCACTTGTACGTACAAGATCGGGGTAAACTCGTATTTGAATCTGAACTCTTCGAACATCAAGTGGCTGATATCCCATGGATAGAAGAGGATGCCATAGTGGAATGTCAGTACATGATTGACGATGAACCCATGTGGTGGAAACCCTTGAAGCGTCGCCACGATAAAACTTTTCCAAATAGTCGCCGAACATTTTACAGGACTTTAGTCAACATAAAAGAGGATATCAAGATGGAGGAGTTTTTAAAGTGTACATGAGTACGTGATGATATTGTTCTCTTGGAAAATCTACTAATGAAAGTGACGTGTCATCTTGGAGTACCCACGATTCATCTAGCTTACACATAGACATGTAATGACCACCGTATTGACTACCGACATGAATAATGCTTCCGATCACTTCGTATCTGTCCAACACGTCGTCCGCCACCACCCGGACTTTTTTATCGAACGACACGAACAAAACAGGGGGATACCTCGTGATGCTTGTTCGTGTGGTTGCCACGTGATGCGTTTTCCCGTCGTCATCCACGTAATCCGAGAGGGTGTGCCACTGTTCACTCTCTCTGACCATGACATCTACACTCTCACCGGACTTTCCGTGGAGTAATAACATACTGAAGGGTTCTACGAGGGTCTTTTTTCCATTTGGAAATATAGTTTCCTGTTTTCGGTCCCCGTAGAAGAGGGTCTTTATGTATGGATAAGAAACCTCAAGAATATCCACGATGCAGAAGAGCGCATCTTGTGCATCGTGAGGTTGAGGTGTTCCGAATCTCGGGAAAGATTTGTGAAACGTTTTCAGCAGTGGAAAGATGTCAATCTTCAGTGGCTTCTTCTCCCTGTGGTAGAGCCTGACGAGTTCACGGTATGCAACCGTAAACTGACACTCTCCGTTGTATTCTTTTTCTAATATATGATCGGACATACTTTTCACGTGTAGCAGACATTGAATGGCCGCGTTGAAGTAACATGTATTTCCGTTATTATGGAAACCATGCATGTTATCTAAAATCAACCTAAGTTATTTAGAGTTTTCACGCGTTATCAAATCGAAATGGACGTACACAAAATTTGCGACAAGTTATACCCCCTTCTCCTCAAACACAAAGAGGACCCCCATGTTGAGCTTGAAATGCGACTTGGGAAATTTAACGGTAAGATGTTCGACACGAATGTTGGAAAAACTACGTTTGATAGAGTCATGATCGGACTTCAGAGATATATGGGCTGGGAGAAGGTGATCGGTATGGAACACGAAGTATTCTACAGGGAATCGGATGGTGTTCGGTTATCCGTAGACGAATCCACGGGTGAAGAAACATTTGTACGCAAGGAACGTGTAAAGAATGAAGATTTTAAAAAAATAAAAGATACCCCCTTCGATGTGAGATTCAGTGTCTCGAAGGAGATTCCACTTCCAGAGGATACAAACAGGGATATGGACAAGAAAAAAACAAAGAAACGTATGTCATTTATTAGAAAGAATCTTTCTATAGACATGACGATATGCATAGGGGACACCCAAGACATGGATGCAGAAGATCC